ACTAGATTAACATCTCGTATTTCAACACTTTCTAATTCATTAACCCAATATCTCATATTAGTAACACCTTTATGTTTGGTATTGGTATGGGCTATAATACCGAGCTGGCCTTTTGCCCTGCCAGCTGTTGACGCGCCCCAAGATACAATATTCTCATAGTTATAATTACGACTTAAGTTATCTACAACCTGAGCACCACAATTATTTCTTTCTATACAAACTAATGGATTCCCCCAATGTTGTAATATCTCATACACCTTCTCTGTAAACTCATAAGGGGATATAGTATTATTACTATAAGCAGCTACCTGCTTTATATTAGTTAGATCACTATAATCAAACACCTGTACAACGGAATAGTCAGCACCTACACCTTCCGATGTATCGACGCTTGCTACATATGTACCATCGTTACCAGGCTCATCCCATAATAGATAGCTACCTTCATCAAAAATAAACTTAGGTTCGACAGAACGCTGTATTAATTTAGCATATAACTCTTCATTCAATGAACTTTCCCCTGAGTCTAAGAATTCACAGTTAAATTCTTGATTGAAGGCTTCCATTGAACCAATAGATGCGATAGTATCTTTTTTCCACATTTCATCTCTACCAGGTATTTCATTCCATAAAATCTTATCATACGCCCAATTGGATTCATTTCTTTCTGCTGCATCATATAGTCTATAGAACAAATTACCAGTGCCATTCGCTGTTGATGCTATAAAGATTTTAGATTTTTTAGATGATGAAATAATAGGATATACTGATTTCCAAAATTCTTCTACTAAATGAGGCTCGATAAATGCAAGCTCGTCTAATATAAGGCAGTTAACTGATTGACCACGAGCAGCAGTGCCTGTGGTAGTTGATATACCTATTCGCGTACCATTTGCTAGAGTAACTGATGTTTTCCCATATTCTTTTACACCTGGTTTTAACCAGTTGGGTAATTCTTCATACGCCATTCGGATTCTTTGCATTATTTCTATAGCTGTACCTTCTTTATTTGCGACAATAAGAATACGTTGGTCTTCATTAAAGCAAGCAATCCATAAAGCATATATGGTCATCATTGTAGTTTTACCTATCTGACGGGAAGCTAGTAGTATAAAGAAGCGATTATCACGCATTTTTCTAAGAGAACGCTTTTGTGGAGAGTGCAGTTTAATCTTTTGCCTCCCTTCATCCAAAGAAACAATATAGAAAAAGTTTTCAGCAAAGTATAAAAGGTTCTTAGATGCCTTCTTTAACTGGTTAATTTGACTGGGACTATACTCGAATTCCGCACCTACCGCTGGTAGATTAGGGTTATTCATGTAATTTTGTTTATTTTTGGTCATCTTGTATTAAATATTTACATGGCAAACAAAAATAATCTAACCGATATATGGAATATATATAGCGACACCATAATTAAAGAAGGTAAATCAACTAGACCTATTAAGGGTGGTAATAAGAAAATGGGTACTAAGCCAGGTAAAGGTGCGGTCGACCTTAATTCAAAAGAGGCACAAGATATTCAAAACACTGGCAGCGAGGGTAATACAGATCCCGTTTATGAAATTGATGGTGTTAATGAGCCTGTTGATCCTAAAAAGACTAAAGGTAAGCCTAATGCTTATGAGCCAGAAAAATATAGTTCTGAAAAATTTGATGAAAAAGTTGAAAAAGACTATAGGGAGAGTATAAATATTAATATGAAATCTGTTTTTGATAAATTATTTGAAGAGGTAATGGACGGCCAAGAGTCAAACGAAGAACTTGACGCACTTGGTATTGAAACTGGCGATGAAGATGCTGGTGAAGATTCTAACGAAATTACTATTACATTAGACAAAGATATGGCAAAGCAACTTTGCGATATTTTACAGGCAGCAATGGGCGATGAAGAAGCCGATGATGATGCTGAACCTGAAGATATGGAGCACGAAGATTACGAAGAGATGGAAGAGCATGAAGATGGTGAGCATGAAGATGAAGATGAGCTTGAAGAAGCTACAGAGCTTACAGCAGTACCTGATTCAGCTGGCCATTCACTACAATCTAAGAAAAACACAGTTGGTTCTGTTAAAGCTACTACCGGTAAAGCGGATGGTAAGGTTAAAGGCCAAAAAGGTGATGAAGAAGGTAGCAGCAAAGGTCACAAATTAATGAGCAAGGACAATAAAGTCTCTACTAAAAATAAGGTTGGACACTCGCTCTTCGCATAAAACGTAAAACAAGATTTAAAATTAGCTGCAACACATGTGTTGCAGCTTTTTTTTGCTTAAATATTATTATGGATAGCTTTTCTGATTATCATACCAAGCATAGGCATAGAGGTACGGGGTTTACAGATACTGATAAATCATATCAGCGTAAGCGGGTAAACTTAATGCCTGACTATATGAAGAAGGATCTTTCTAAAAATCAGAAGATCGAAAAATTAAAGGATAATAAAGGAATGGCAGTCTGCTCCCCTATAGATCTTAAATATATCCGCGATACATTTAGAATAGTACCTCATAAAGACAAAACCCAGACACTAGGTAAGACAGGTATACAGCTATCTTTTGACCCAAAGACTAATAACTTTATTTTACAAAAATGAGTATAAAATATGATAATAATTGCTTTCCAGGTATTGTAACGTCTGATGAAACATGCTTCAGATTTACTGATAAGAGTAATGCAAACTCTCCTAATGAGCGATTATTGTTTAGTAATTGGTGGAGAGAACAAATAAATCAATTCGGTACTCAAGTAAGTTATTTTGTTAATACCTTTAATACTCTTAGTGCTGATAATATATACGGTGAGCAACCAACTAAGACGTTTGCAGATCCAAGAAATATTGTAATAGCAGCAACGCTTAATGATAATGCGATAACATTATCACAATTTGGATTTCAAAGCGATGATGATGTTACAGCGTATATACATATATCATCATTTGAAACAACATTTAGCGACCTCACTAGTGTATGGTCGACACAGCACGATATTATAGAGCCTAAGGCTGGCGATGTCTTTCAATTAAGTGAATTTGGTAATGATAGACCTAATAATAGACAAGCTAAATATTTTGAAATAACTCAAAAGCTAGACCAAGATATAGCTTCTATGAATCAGTTAGGTGGTCATTATGTTTTTCTTATAAAAGCTAAACGACTTGACTATAGCTTTGAACCTAACATACCATTCCCACTATCTGGTGGTAATGCGCAAGTATTTGAGGGTGAGTTTGCTGGGAGACAGGCTGGTGGCGTTAACGCAGCTACAGAGAGTAAGAAAGATAATTACGATGAATACGATATTGACCAGAGTAGTAAAGATGTCTTTGATATGTCATCAAATGATGATGTATACGGTGACTACTACTAGAAGCTGCCTAAAAATTCATCAGCCTCTTTTACCGTTTTAAAGATAATATTACTGTCTTTACCTTCACATTCGAAGATATAATTTATTCCACACGTATCTTTAGAAATATTCTTTAAAGTATATGTCTTACCTCTCTTAAAATACCTACCGTGGGAAGAGGTATTATTTATAAATTGACTACCAGGAATATACTTCATCTTCTTTACCCTTTAAAGATTTATCAATATTATATTTCATATCTTCAAACCGCTCGTCGATATATTTCTGGAAAAATATAGGTTTTATCCACTTACTATCACGTTCAGTGTCCATCCCCATTCTTTCAGCAGCATCAGCTGCTACATTAACACCATACATTAAGCACGCAAATCTTGCTACGTAATCTAAGTTATCTTGTTCTAGTTCATTTAGCGGCTTATCCACCAACTCTTTTTCTACCTTCTTACTCATATATTATTATTATATTATAGTTCCGTTCCTATTTTTCTATTAGTAATCTTAAGATTAAACCTAATAAGAAGTGACGGTTATCTGCAGTATCTGTGGACATCTGTAATATACTAATAATACCATCAACCTGCTGTTGTAGAACCTTTTTCGTTTTACTATTAATGATACGTTCTATCTTATCGTCATTAATTGTTTTAGTAAGATCTT